TTGACATAATTGTAAAGGATAATATCCTCTTGATTGTTGTTTCAGACTGATACCCATGTATGAAATGATTTTTCAGCATAGTGACTCGTGACCCTGTAACCTGTGTCTGTCTAATCTTTATAAGTTGTCCGAACTTCTTGTAAAAATCAGAGCAATTCTTAAATAATGTAATTAGATTGTTAGGATTTGCATTCTTTAGCCTTACTATGGCATTTATATCATCGGAATATGTTAAAATGTGGTCAACACTCAAATTATAATCATACGTAAACAACCTCATAATTAATGCACTCTGTAGACCCCACAACTGATTCATCCAACCTTCTATCCCACCACTTTGGCCTATGGTTGCATAGAATGTCCCAAGGTCCTTATTCTCCTGAACGATCAGAATTTGCTCAAATATTTCACAGACCTTACCATAGCCTGTATAACCATACAATTCCATTATCATTTCTAAAAGTGGTGCACAATTGTATTTAGTCATGGATTGATTGTGTCCTGATATATCAATCATTAGTGAATAGGCATCCTTTTCCATCAAAGTTTGACCAGCTTCAAAGATCTTATTTTTTCTACCAGTATCAGTGAGTGTCATTATCTGATCTCTAAAGTATTTAATTGCTCGCTTAACCAATTCCATCATTCTACTTAATGCTATTTTTAAGCGATAAGGTGCTATACCAAAATATCTCCCTTCCTCTTTTTGTTCCTTCTCTTTTGCAACAAGCCTAGTAGTCATTAAATAACGATCTATTGTATTATTGCATATAAAATTATCTAATTCTGCTCTATCATTAGTGACAATAAAGTCCCTGCCCGACCGTTGCGTTTGATTGATTGCTAATGTACTCATTATCTCCAATATATCATCAGGTTTGTTGTCTTCTTGATCCAAATATGCAATCAATTCTTTAACTGCAGAACCGCTATAGGGATCATAATAATCAACCGTACATGCCTTATCTTTAAGATGTGGTGTAACATCATCGAATTGACAAGGTACTAGAGTTGAATATATTTCAATATTGATCCACTCATTAAGTGATCTTAGTAATGTAAATGCATTGATGCCTTGATCCCTTACCAACTGACGTAGTCTAATTACCTCGTCATTCTCGTATTTAAACTTTGGCAATTCACCTGTGGCGTCGTAATAACCCCTAACAAATTCATATTTGAATAGCAGTTTCA